CTTTATAACAATGACTTCAGAACGTTCATTGAGTACAACAGACAAGACGTTGCACTACTGGACAAGTTGGACAAAAAGTTAAGATTTATTGATCTAGCAAACGAACTTGCTCATGCAAATACTGTTTTACTTCCTACTACAATGGGTGCAGTAGCAGTTACAGAACAAGCAATTATTAATGAAGCACATAGACGTGGTTTTATTGTTCCTAACAGAGTACACAGGGAACCAGGATCAAATGCGGCCGCTGGTGCTTATGTGGCATATCCTAAAAAAGGACTACATGATTGGATTGGATCAATGGACTTGAATTCACTGTATCCTAGTGTAATTAGAGCATTGAATATGGATCCAGCAACAGTAGTAGGACAACTTAGACAAAATCATACAGAAACTTACATTGACGAACAAATGCATCTTAAGAAAAAATCATTTGCGGCGGCATGGGAAGGAAAGTTTGGTAGTTTAGAATATGACTATGTAATGGAACAACGTAAAGATATTGAGATTATAATTGATTGGGAAAATGGTGAATCGGATACATTAAGTGCCGCAGAAGTGTACAAACTTATTTTTGATAGTAGTCAACCCTGGATGTTAAGTGCAAACGGAACTATTTTTACAACAGAGTATGAAGGTATTATTCCAGGACTACTAAAACGTTGGTATGCTGAACGAAAAGAAATGCAGGCTAAAAAAGGTCAGGCACAAGATGCCGGAAACAAAATTGAAACTGCATTTTGGGATAAAAGACAACTAGTTAAAAAGATTAACCTAAATAGTTTGTACGGTGCTATCTTAAATCCAGGTTGTAGATTTTTTGATCACAGAATTGGACAAAGCACAACACTAACAGGTAGACGTATTGCAAAACACATGTCTGCTAAAGTAAATGAAATTATCACAGGTGAATATGACCATGTAGGCAAAAGTATTATATATGGTGATACAGATTCTGTTTACTTTAGTGCATATACAAGTTTGCGTCCTGAAATAGAAAAAGGACAAATACCTTGGGATAAAGATAGTGTTATTACACTTTATGATCAAATCTGTGAAGAAGCAAACAAGACATTTCCGTCATTCATGGGACAAGCATTCCATTGTCCTAAGTCAAGAGGAGAAGTTATTGCGGCAGGTAGAGAAGTTGTAGGTGAAAAAGGTTTGTATATTACAAAGAAAAGATATGCAGTATTAATTTATGACTTAGAAGGATTTAGAACTGACACTGACGGCAAACCAGGTAAAGTTAAAGCAATGGGATTAGATCTTAAACGTTCTGATACTCCAGTGTTTATGCAAGACTTTTTAAGTGAAGTATTGTTAGCAGTACTAACAGGTGCTAAAGAAGAAGATGTACTAGACATGATTACAGAGTTTAGAACAAAATTTAAAGCAAGACCTGGTTGGGAAAAAGGATCGCCTAAACGTGCAAACAATGTTACAGACTATCTTGCAAGACTTAAAAAACACGGAAAGGTGAATATGCCTGGACATGTAAGAGCAAGTATTAACTGGAATTCTCTAAAAGAGATGAACAGTGACAAGTTTAGTATGCAGATTGTAGATGGTATGAAAGTTATCGTTTGCAAACTAAAATCAAATCCAATGGGATATACTTCGGTTGCGTATCCTACGGATGAACTTAGACTTCCAAAATGGTTCCAAGAACTTCCATTCGCAGATGACGAAATGGAGTCAACAATTATCGATAATAAGTTAGATAATTTGATTGGAGTACTAGATTGGGATATAAAATCAACCGAACAGAAGAATACATTCAATAATTTATTTGACTTTGAATGATTTTCTAAATATAATATAAGGAACGGAGAAAAAACTTATGAAAGACATATTACAAGATATTGTTGCACATACACACGCACTTGGCTTTCTTAACATTGTTAAAGTAAACGGTGATGATGCACAAACTGGTATTGATAGCATGGCAGAGGATCGCTCTGTGATCATGCAGGCAAATACTAAAAATGCTCAAGTAGAAATGAAAGGCACATTTGGTATGCCTAACCTAAATAAACTTGACATTCATTTAAAATGCCCTGAATACAAAGATGGTGCTTCTATTGATGTTGTAAGACAAGATAGAAATGGTGAAACTATTCCAGTAGGAATACACTTTGAAAATGCAACAGGTGATTTTAAAAATGATTATCGCTTTATGAACGCAGATATTATTAATGAAAAATTAAAAACTGTTAAGTTTAAAGGTGCACAGTGGGACGTAGAAGTTTCCCCAACTATTGCAAGTGTACAGAGATTTAAAATGCAGGCAACTGCAAATGCTGAAGAAACTGTGTTTACAGTTTTAACAGATGGCGCTAATCTTAAATTTAAGTTTGGTGATGCAAGTACACACGCAGGTGAATTTGTTTTCCATGCAGGTATAAGCGGTACTCTTAAAAATGAGTGGGCATGGCCTGTACAACAAACACTTGCTATCTTAAGTTTAGATGGCGATAAGGTAATGAAGTTTTCAGATCAAGGTGCTATGCAAATTCAAGTAGACAGCGGTTTGGCAACTTATGAATACATTTTGCCAGCACAAAGTAAGTAGGAGGAACAGTAGTGAACACTGATCTAACAAAAGAACAAAAAGACTATGCAATTTTCTTGCCAGCGATCAGTGGTTTCTATGCGACTTTTATCGGCAAACAACGTAGAGAAGAATACGTAGAAAAAAGTCGTATACCATTTCCAAACAACGAGATGGAGGGACTAAACTGGTTCAATAAAAAAGATAGCATGTTTAACTATCATTGGAGTTTATATAGTGCGGGTCATGCCGAACTTGACATCAATAAAGACGCACCAAAAGAACTAATGATACGTGAACGTGATCGAGAAAACAGTTGGTTACTTGGTGACTCAGGTGGCTTCCAGATTGGTAAAGGTGTTTGGGAAGGTAATTGGAAAGATCCTAACTGCCCTAAAGCAAAAAAGAAACGTGAACAAGTATTAACTTGGATGGACGCATATATGGACTATGGCATGATACTTGATATTCCGGCGTGGGTATCTCGTTCACCTGCAGGACAAAAAGCAACTGGCATTACAAACTATCAAGATGCCGTAAATGCAACAAGAATTAACAACGACTATTTTATGAAAAATAGAACAGGTGCTTGTAAATTCTTAAATGTTTTACAAGGTGAAAATCATACTGATGCAGAAGATTGGTATCAACAGATGAAAGACTACTGTGATCCAAAACAATATCCAGACACACACTTTAATGGTTGGTCGATGGGTGGTCAGAATATGTGTGATGTTCATTTAGTTTTGAAAAGACTTGTATCTTTACGTTTTGATGGTTTATTAGAAAAAGGCATACATGACTTTATGCACTTTTTAGGTACTAGTAAACTTGAGTGGGCAACACTACTTACAGATATACAAAGAGCAGTACGCAAATATCACAATCCAAACTTTACGATTACATTTGACTGTGCATCTCCGTTCCTTGCAACAGCAAATGGTCAAATATATTGTGAACTAGAAACACAAGACAGAAGTAAATGGGTATATAGAATGGTGCCTAGCATTGACGATAAAGCACTTGCAACTGATACTACACATTTTGGTACTGCATTTGTAAGAGAAGGCAAACATGGAAGTTTCTTAGATAGTCCTGTAACAAAAGATCTACAAGCAAAAGATGTTTGTATATACGCACCAGGCGACCTAAATAAGATAGGTAAAGAAGGAAAAACATCTTGGGATAGTTTTTCGTATGCGATCCAAATGGGTCATAATGTATGGAGTCATATTAATGCAGTACAAGAAGCAAACAGACAATACGACAATGGCATCATTCCAAACATGCTTGTCGATGAACAGTTTGACAGGGTTTTATTTAGAGATGTTGTGGAGGCAATATTCGCAACTGACAACAGAGACACTGCAAACGCAGTTATTGAAGAGTTTTCCAGATTCTGGATGTCGATAATCGGCACTAGAGGCGCAACGGGAAAGAAGACTGTAAACGCAAGTACACAGTTTTCGAATTTATTCGAGGAGGTATAAATGATGGCGACCGGCAGACAAACAAAAAAAGCAAAAAGACTACAAAACATGCACAACTATCTACACAACAAAGTTGAAGAAGTAGAAAAAGAAAGAAATGGTGATAGAAGTTGGCAAACAAAAGAACATTTAATGAAACTTAAAAAGCAAAAGTTGGCAATTAAGGATCAAATAAAAAACGGGTAATATTATGAAACGTGATTACGAAGACGGTGTTAGAGATGATGTTGTATTTTTTACAGGATATGAAGTAGAAAAGACTCCTGCATTTGATATGGATACACTATTTGTTGTAGGTATACAACCATTAGAAAAAGTATTAAGTGAAGCAAATAAACATCACGTTGATCACATATATTTAGGTGCTAATCAATCTTTCTTTCCAGATGAAGATTGGGATCATCTTGTTTTTGGTTTATTAAGTGAAGGTTATACTGTTACACTTGATTATGATGTTAAACATCATGAATGGGTTTTAGAATCAGGGTATAACGAAGATAAAAAATTTATTAGTCAAATAAGTGTTAAACTTCCAAATATTAATCAACTTAATTACAATGCTTGTATTAAAATTGACGATAAAGACTTTAAAGCAACTAACAATGGCGTTTGGATTCATCAAGTACATGATTTGCAAGATCGGCAAAAATTTACTGATTGGTCAAAGTATGAAAATGATAATCCACTTGACAACAAATAAGAAAGGCACTATACTATGAGCATAGTAGATACAATGATGAAGGAACAAATGGAAACAGAAACAAAAGAACATATTATGAATACTGCTAAAAGAATGATTTGGGTTACTTTTAGAAAAGAAGGTGTTCATAAGTATCCTGCGGCCTTAGATGATCCTAAGTTAGCAACAGGAGATTGGGACGATGTGTCTTTTTTAGGATATCCGCATAGACACATATTTCATTTTAAAGTAGGTATCACTGTAACACACAATGACAGGGATATTGAGTTTATTCAATTCAAACGTTGGATGGAGAAATTATACGCAGAAAAAACACTAGATCTTGATTACAAATCATGTGAAATGATGTCAGATGATCTTTACACTAAGATACATGAAAAGTATCCAGGTAGAGAAGTTCACATAGACATTTCAGAAGACGGAGAGAATGGTGCTCATATCGAGTATCCAAAATACTAAAATGGAGACGAACAAAATGGCTAACGGTGATTACTTTGCCGCCCATCCCGAGATTGTTAAAATCTTTGATGACCTTGAAAAATATCGTGACTGGTGCAGATATAATGGTCGTAAATTTAACGAGAAGGACTTGTATAAAGGCAAGACCTATCAAGAGTTCCTTAATTGGGACAACGTAAAGAAAGCGAAAAAACGTGTTAACAAAAAGTATTACAATAGAAATAAAAGATTTAAGCACTAGAACTCCGTATAGGACGGACGCACAAGGCAATAGTGTAGAAGGTGGTGCTCTAAATGCCAACTATACTACTGTTGAGGCAGTTGCTAAAATCTGTAATACTTTAGGTGTCCACGGTTATCACTATGGTAAAGATTTTATTTGGGAAGATCAAGGTTATACAGATGACCTTGAAGATGCTATAATATTAAACTATAAAGATGACAAAATAAAGACACTTATAGGAGTTGCTAAATGAGTACAGTATGGTTAATTGATTTAGAAAGTGTAGAAACAAGATACACAAAAGAGTGGAAAACTTATCTTCCGAAACTACTAAAAAAACATGGGCATACTGTTAATGTTGTAGAAGGTCCAAAAGATATACCTAATGCAACTACTCCAGGTGCATTTCTTAACTTTGGTGGCACTAACATTTATAAAGCAAAACAAGTTGAACTTATATCAAGAGCATTTACATCAGGTGCAGTAAAAGATGGCGATCATTTTTTGTTTACTGATGCTTGGCATCCTGGTATTATTAATTTAAAGTATATGGCTGAATTGCTTGGTGTTAAAATTATTACACACGCATTATGGCATGCCGGGTCTTATGATCCTGAGGACTTCTTAGGAAGATTAATTGGCAATAGTCCGTGGGTACGTAATGCAGAAAAAAGTTTCTTTCATGCTTATGATCATAATTATTTTGCATCCGAATTTCATGTAAGATTGTTTTTTGATGAATTATTAAATGATGGTCGTAAAGAACATAATCCTTTGTATGAAGAAACTTGGAAGGCACGTTATGACAACGGCAAAATTGTGCGTTGTGGTTGGCCTATGAGTTATGTTAAAGATGAACTGACTCCATATGTAGGCATGGAAAAGAAAAACATTATACTATTTCCACACAGAGTTGCTCCTGAAAAGCAACCTGAAATATTTAGAGATTTAAAAGAATCGCTAACACAATATGAATTTGTAATTGCAATGGAACGCAATTTACAAAAGAAAGAATACTATAACTTGCTAGGTGAAAGTAAATTAGTGTTTAGTGCTAACTTACAAGAAACACTAGGTATCAGTTGGTATGAAGGATCTGTTGTTGGAACATTGCCAATGGTTCCAGATAGATTAAGTTATAGTGAAATGGAAAATACTGGCAAATTTTTATATCCATCGGAATGGACAGAATCGTTTGATTCGTATAAAAACAACAAAGACAAGGTAATTGAACGCATAGTTGACTATATGGAAAATTATGACAAGCATCTTGTAAACCTAAATAAACTTACTAATCATCTAAATGAAAACTATTTTAGTTGCAATAATTTACTTGAGAGGTTACAATAAACATAATGGCAATCCACTGCCTTAACATCGGAGATGAAAAATGAAAATTAAAGACAAAATTCAACAAAGACTGAAAGACAATAATATTAGATATTGGGCGAATGATAATATATCTAAATTTATTGATTCAGATGAAAAGCAACAATTAATTGACGAGGCTGTTCCTGCCTTTGAAAATGTACTACAACATTTGCTGATTGATACTGAAACAGATCCTAACAGTCAGGATACTGCAAGACGTATGGCAAAGATGTATATAAATGAGATTATGAGTGGACGTTATGAGTCTATGCCTAATCCAAGTGCTTTTCCTAACTATATTGAAAACGGTTATGAAGGTATGCTAGTGGTAAGAAGTGAACTATCAAGTGTTTGTTCACATCATCATCAACCTGTAAAGGGTGTAGCATATATTGGTATCATAGCAGGTCCTAAACTATTAGGATTAAGCAAGTACACAAGGATTGCACAATGGTGTGCAAAACGTGGTACACTACAAGAAGAACTTAATGTAATGATTGCAAATCAGATACAGGAAACTACTGGTAGTGAACATGTTGGTGTATACATTCAAGCAACACATGGTTGTTGTGAGAATAGAGGTATCAAAGCACATAGTTCTTTAACTCAAACAACAGTATTGCGTGGAGATTTTAAAAATGTTCCTGCAACTAAAAAAGAGTTTATGGACAATGTGAAACTTCAACAAGAATTTGCTCCAAGATAAACGGAGCAGATATCGTTTAACATATCTTTATGTTAAACAAAAGAACAAAAAGGAGGACTCATGTTCAAATCACTTTTAGAAGGTGTTGATAAAACACTAGTTAGAAACCTAGTGATACTACACACCTTGGTAATTGCAGTAAGTAATTACCTTGTAACAATTAGGTTCAATTTGTTTGACGAGCCTATTCTTCCAGTTCTTGGTCAATTTCCATTAGCGGCGGCGGCATTTACGTTTCCGATCGTTGTAGTGGCAACTGACTTAACTGTTAGATTGGTCGGTAAACAAGCAGGAAGGGCCGTTGTTGCAATGGCAATTATTCCGGCAATTATTGCCTCCGTTCTAGTGCTTTTAGCATTAGGCGACGAACATGCATACAGAGTTGGTATCGCTTCTGGTACTGCTTATGCTATCGGTACAATGCTTGACGTATATGTATTCCAACATATTCGTGAACGTTATACAGATATGTGGTGGGCGGCACCGGCGTTGTCAACTGTTGCGGCGAATATAATTGATACATATTCGTTCTTTTACACGGCTTTTTACCCGGCGCCGTGGGTACACGCAGTAGCATTTAATAACACACTTACAAAAATTATTGTAGGACTAGTTGTGTTTTTACCTGCTTATGGTGTATTACTTGCGTATCTAAAACGAAGATTCGCAAAGGTATAAATGAATTTGGCTAGGCTACGGTCTAGCCATTTTTCTTTTTTTTGGAGAAAAACATGAGTAACAATGAATTAGAAGATGATTTTAATGGTACATATACAATAGATATCACAAATAATAGTGATTACAGTAGCAGTCTTTTTACATCTACTCCTTACGAAAATGCAACAACCGTAAGTACAGTAAATTTTGATCCAACTAATATTACTATGGATATAGATCCTTATCCAAATTCAAAAAGAATCGATTTGGACTTATTGGAAAAATATCCGGCGGCAAAATCTCTTTACAATCAATTTATTTCCGTGTATAATATGTGTGAAGCAGAAGAAGAATTGAATGGAGAATCAAATGCTGGGACGTCTTTTTAAAGACAGAAAACGTGTAATTAGAGATAGAAATAGCAATGAGCCTTATCTGGTACGTTGGTATATCTTTTTAAAGGATAGAAAAAAGTTTCCTTTTAATATTACACTACATAAAGTTTTAAAAAGTGATGAAGATACTTTGCATGATCATCCATGGAACTGGGCGGCCTTAATACTAAAAGGTGGATACTGGGAACACATTCCTGTATATTCACAAGAAGGTAAAGTAGTAGGCAGTACAAGGAAGTGGCGTGGTCCTGGACATTTTAGATATAGAAAAGCAGATGATCTACATTGGTTAGAACTTGCTAAAGATAAAGATGGTAATGATATACCTTGTTGGAGTATATTTTATATGGGAAAGAAACAGAAAGAATGGGGTTTTGTTAGACATATAAAATATATAGGTTATCGTTGGATTGATCACAAAACATATTTAGGTGAAAACAATGTTTGAATGGAATACACAAGAACAACAAGAACAAGTAAGACAAACTTTAACTGAAAAAGTTCTTACTGTTACTTTTACAAAAAATAATGGCGATAATAGAATTATGGCCTGTACTTTGCAGGAAGGAGAAATTCCTAAAGCAAATAAAGAGGATCCTCTAAGTCAAAAAAAGATTAGAAAGATCAATCCTGAAGTTTGTGCAGTATGGGACTTAAATGCCCAAGGATGGAGAAGTTTTCGTTGGGATAAAGTAATTGCAATCAAGGAAGGCAGGATAGACGTTTTATCATGATTAAAAAGAAATTTTACAGTTGGCACGATGTAGAAAAAATGTGCCTTGATATTACTAACCAAATGTACAGGCAAAACTGGAAGCCTGATTATATTATAGGAATTACACGTGGCGGTAATGTGCCAGCAACTATTATTTCTAATATGATTGATGTACGTTGCGAAGCATTAAAAGTAAGTTTACGTGATGATAGCGGACATGGAAACGAAAGTAATAGTTGGATGGCCGAAGATGCTTTAGGTCAACCAGATCAAGATTCAGGTGGACAAGGCAAGAATATACTTATTGTAGACGATATAAATGATACAGGTGCTACGTTTAATTGGATTATGCAAGACTGGAAAGCAAGTTGCCTACCCGATCATAAACAATGGGATCATGTATGGGGACAAAACGTAAAGTTTGCAGTATTAACAGAAAACCTTGCTAGTGATTTTAGCAAAGTTTCATTTAGTTGCGATGAAGTTAACAAAGCAGAAGAAGATGTTTGGTTAGTTTATCCATGGGAGAATGTAGCAAGTTATGGCTAAAGAAAAAGTACAACAACAACCACAGAACGTTGACAGTAATGGCGTATACTTGTTGATGGATCAAATAAATTATACAAGTTGCAAAGAAGCAATCAAATGGATAATGAATAAAAATTTAGATCCACAGCCATTACCAGAACTAACACTAATTATTAATTCGCCTGGAGGAGATGTACATGCCGCATTTGCTCTTATAGACACAATTAAAGCAAGTACTATACCTATTAAAACAGTAGGACTTGGACTTATTGCTAGTGCAGGATTCTTAATTTTTATAGCAGGAGAAAAAGGCAAACGTATACTAACTCCTAACACTGCAATACTTTCACATCAATACAGTTGGGGTAGTAGAGGTAAAGAACATGAACTATACGCAAAAGTAAAAGAGTTTGAACTTTCTACAGAACGTATGATAACACATTATAAAAAATGTATTGGTATGAACGAAAAGAAAATAAGAGAAGTTTTGTTACCACCACAAGATGTTTGGTTAAGTGCAAACGAGGCACTTAAATTAAAAATTTGCGATAAAATAGAGGACTTGTATTAATGCATGACGATCTTATGGTACAACAACAAGTGGAAAACGTATGGCAACATATGGTTGGTGTCATTTGTCTTAATCAAGTAGATCGTAAACAAACAAAGCCTGTCCTTACACAACTATTCAAAAAATATCCAACTGCCCACAGTTTATTACGTGGTTGCACTATTCCTATGCTAGAAGAATTATTAGAGCCGTTAGGTATGCAACGAGTAAGAGCAAAAAGAATATATAAAATGAGTATCCAGATCGAAAACTGGAACGGAGAAGATGCAACTGATTTATATGGTATAGGAAAATATGGTTCTGATAGTTACAGAATATTTTACAAAAATGACATACCATCAGATGTAGAAGATAAAGAACTTAAAAGATATATAAAGGAAGAATTAAATTATGCAATTTAAAGATATACCTTGGAAAGACGTTCTAATTGATACTAGAGATTTTACAGTATTTAGAGATGGTTATCCTGTAACAGATGGACACATTCTTTTTGTACCCAAAGAAGAAACATGGGATAGTTTATCTAAATGTTACAAGGCCGCTTATGCTTGGGGTTATGAATGGGTAGAAAAAGGATATTGTGACGCATATAATCTTGGACAAAATATAGGCATTGAAGCAGGCCAAACTGTAATGTATCCACATGTACATTTGATTCCAAGAAGAAAAGGAGATATGGAAGACCCCAGAGGAGGTGTAAGACATGTCATTCCGGAAAAAGGAAACTATAGAAAACCAATTGAAAAACACATAAACGGACAGTATACCACTGAAGAATTAGTAGATGCAACCAATAAAATACTACAAAGTTCTTGACAAAAACCTAAATATATACTATATTATATAATGATAAAGGCTAAACAGATGGATGAAAAGAAATACTATTACTCCGAAATATTTTATAGTATTCAAGGAGAAGGACACTATACAGGTGCTCCAACGGCTTGGATAAGATTTTTTCTTTGCAATTTACAGTGTAGTGGCTTTGGACAAATAGATCCAACTAATCCAGAAACATATGATTTGCCCTTTGAGAATTTTGATGTAAGTTCTGTGGATAGAGTTGAGGATTTGCCTGTATGGGAAAAAGGTTGCGATAGTAGTTACACATGGGCAAAGAAGTTTAAAAGTTTAATGGGGCACGAAACTCCAAGTACACTTGCAAATAAAATTATAGACTGTATTAAAAATGACAGTAATCCTGAAGGCAAGTTTTTACATCCTGTAAGTAATTTTAGACAACACTTGTGTTTTACAGGTGGCGAACCTTTAATGGTTACAGGACAACAAGCAGTAGTAGGTATATATAATGAATTAAAAAGACAGGACAATTTGCCTGGTTCTATGACATTTGAAACTAATGGTACACAAAAGTTACGTCCAGATTTTATTGAATGGGGCAAAAGTGTTGACACAGAAATATTTTTTAGTTGTAGTCCTAAACTGTTTACAGTGTCAGGTGAAAAGCCAGAAAAAGCAATTAAGCCTGAAACAGTTGCAGAATATTTACAAGTAAGTAATAAAGGACAACTTAAATTTGTTGTAGGTGATAAAGATAGAGAATGGGAAGAAATGGAATCAGTAGTTGCAAAATTTAGAGATGCAGGTGTTGATTGGCCAGTCTGGATTATGCCTACAGGTGCTAGAGAAGAAGAACAAACTGCGGGTGCAGGAAAGGTGGCAGAAAAAGCATTTAGAAGAGGTTATAACGTTGCGGCAAGAGTACATGTATATCTTTTCGGTAACGCAATAGGAACATGATTAAGGAAAAAATAATAACTATTTGGTTCGAAGCAGAAGATAAAGCATACGAATGGACACAGACAACTCTATTCAAAACTTTATCTAAACTATTGCTTACGGCTGTTTTACTAGTGTTTACTATTACTTTCTTTGTAGTTTACTCTATAATAGATGTATTTGTTTTTTTGAAGACTAAACTTAATAAAAGAAACAAAGGGGTTGTTACACAAACTATTGCTCCAGAAAGCAATATTAAGTATGAAGATATGGACGGTGTTAGTGAACGACCAGAAGATAAACTAGAAAGAATCAGGAGATACATGTAATGACTGAATATAGTTCACACGATTGGAGAAAGAATACAGATGACGCTATTGTTGTTGCATCTAATATAGGAATACAATTAGAAGCAAACAAAAGCAAAGTAATTTTTACAAATCCTAAAACACTTAAAAGAGAAGAAGTTGATATATCAAGACTAGTAAGAGTGTTTGTAAATAATATGGAATCAAATAAAAGGAGTGTAAAATAATGAAAGGAGGAGAGATGTTAGATAAACTAAAAAACATGTTTAGCAAAAAAGATCAAGTGCCGGCAAGTGTATCAAAAGACAAAGGAAATGATGCTAAAGAACAAGCAACTAAAAATAAAGAACCTTATATTGCAGTGCTAGATGTACAGATGAAAGAAGATAATCCAAGAAATGGTTTTTTTGAATTAGATTGGAATGAGTACTTTGTACGTGATTTAAGACTAAATGGTTATAGTGGTGCAACTGAAGAAGAAATTGTTGATGCATGGTTCAAGGAACTTTGTGGAAATATTGCAAAAGAACAAGGTGTTGCAAGTGATAGTGTTCCAATGGGAGCAGGTTACGTTAATGTAAAACCACTCGGAGATAATAAGTCTGAGGTTAGTTAATGGCAAACCAAGGTGAAATTCTTGGATTATTTCCTAATGTAGTTGCTAGAAAAGAATGGTCTGATTGTGCAGAACACAATCAAACTATGAAAGATCTTTTTTATAATATTGAAAAAGACTTTCCTATGGAGAATAAAAATGAAATTGACATTAGTTCTAACTATTACACTAGTTATAATTTACAACTGGATAAGCCTTTAATTACATATGACGAACTAAAACCTTTTGTTAACTTTTTAAGTGACAGTATTAGAGGGTTAAATGAATTTATGCAATTTGATGGTGAATACAAATTCACTATAAAAAATTTATGGTTTGCTATAAACAGAAAATATAGTTTCCATGAAGTACATGCACATACTCCGGCAATATGGAGTGGTGTGTATTATGTGCAGGCACAAGAAGATGATGCACATTTAAAACTATTAAGTCCTCCTAGATTTAACAATCAGTGGGCAAGTCATGTTATAAAACAATACAATGACTTTAGTAATGCAGAAGTAATATTAAAACCAAAAACAGGACTACTACATATTTTTCCTGGTTATTTGGAACATAGTGTTGGACAACAAATAGTTGATAGAGATAGAATAGCAATTAGTTTTAACGTGGTATAAGGAGAAAGATATGGAAATGTTTGTTTTAGTATTAAGTATGTGGGGTAAAAATGCACTAGGTGAGTGGTTGTATATAGGAAACCAATATGCATTTAACTCGCCAATGACTCAAATTGAATGTGAAGACCTAATCGACAGACGTTCTTGGTCGCACAATTTAACAAATGAATATTATCGTATACAGTTTGATTGTATGCCCGAAAGTAGTGAGTTAAAGGAGTAGTAAATGGCAACAACCAAAGAAGAACTTAAAAGAATTGAAGAAAAAATAGACAAATTACAGTTGACAGTTGATCAATTAAGTGCTAAACTACAAAGACATATAGAATTTATTGATCGGACATACGACGGATTAAAGAATCCAATCGATGCCGCAAGGAGATGGTTAGGACGATGACATATATACTTGTTGACACTGCAAATACTTTTTTTAGAGCAAGACATGCCGTAAGAGGTGATGCTGATATAAAGATTGGCATGGCACTACATACTACTTTTCAAAGTATAAGAAAAGCATGGAAAGATTTTAATGGAAGTCATGTTGTGTTTTGTTTGGAAGGACGTAGTTGGCGTAAAGATTTCTATGAGCCTTATAAACGTAATAGACAAGAAAGTAGAGATGCACTTACTGTAAGTCAACAAGAAGAAGAAACAGTTTTTTGGGAAACATTTGATGAGTTTACAAACTTCTTAAAAACAAAAACTAACTGTACAGTAATACAAAATCCTAGTTTAGAAGCAGATGATCTTATTGCAGGTTGGATACAAGCACACCCTAAAGACAATCATGTAATTATAAGCACTGATGGTGACTTCGCACAACTTATTGCTCCTAACGTAAAACAATATAATGGAGTACAAAAAGTAACAGTTACACATGAAGGTTACTTTGATGAAAAAGGCAAAAGTGTAATTGACAAGAAAACAAAACAAGAAAAGCCTGCTCCTATTCCAGAGTGGTTATTGTTTGAAAAATGTATGAGAGGCGATACAAGTGATAACGTTTTTAGTGCCTATCCTGGTGTAAGAGTAAAAGGTACAAAAAACAAAGTAGGTTTACAAGAAGCATTTGACGATAGAACAACTAAAGGTTATGCTTGGAATAATTTGATGTTACAACGTTGGGTAGATCACAAAGGTGATGAACATAGAGTGCTTGATGATTATACTAGAAATGTAACACTATGCGATTTAACTGCACAACCTCCTGAAGTAAAAGAACTTATAGGGCAAACTATTGCTGAGGGAATAAATGCACAAAAAAATATTTCACAAGTAGGTGTTCGTTTAGTAAAATTTGCGAGTAGTTACGATTTAAACAAAATAACAGAACAGGCTCAATCATTTGCAGAGCCTTTGAATGCAAAATACGGAGGTAAAGATGCAAGCCAAACAATTAGTGCCTAATAAATTTTGGATAGTACAAGATCACGGAAGGAAAGTTGGTACACTAGCAAAAGACAAAAATAGTTTTGTATTAATTACACCAAAAGATAAAATAATTTTTGAGTCTGTAGACAAAGTTTATGAAACATTCGGAAAAGACTTTTTTGAACAAGCAGTTCAAAAGAAAACAAAAGATTCTAAAGTATTAGAAGTTAATGGGTATCCTACAAGCACACCTGCTTTTAATCCTTTATTAGATGTACAGAACAACTTACCACTATACAGTAAAAGTAAAAAATCAAAAAGTTTGTATTGTGCAGGATATTACACAATTAAATTTGCAAAAGGATGGGTAAAATCATTTTGTCCTAAACTAATTACTTTGCAAAGGTATGTGTACAAAGGTCCTTTTACAACAGAACTAGAAATGCGTCAGGTATTAGCAAATGTCTCGAAGTCCGATTAATACAATTCCAGTTGAAAACTTTTTACAAGCGGTTAAAGTCGCAACTAAGACTCAACAACGTGAAATTAAACTAGATTCTAAACAATACAAAGATCTTGCAGACAGTATTAGTATTTTAATGGCTAGACTAGTAGAATTGCAGGATAAACGTTTACAACAGCCACAAGATGTAAATGTAGACGTGCAAATGGACGGCGGAAACTTCTAAATTCAGATAAATAAGTACGTAGTTAACTAAAGGAATTACGTACATGAGTAGACCAAAACCCAATGTCTTATTAGAATTTACTGATAAGAACACATATCGTAAAGAAGAAGTCTTAGATGCAGAAGCCATCTGGGCAGTATTTTATCAAGGAAAGCCATTTAATCTAAAAAGTTCAAATAGTATTTCGCCAACACCTGGTCCTAAGTATAAGAAAGTTTCTTTTTCAAATCCTGGACATGCTCATAATCTTGCACGAAAGTTAAACAGTACTTTTAAGTGCGAAGATTTTGAAGTATATAAGTTGACTAAAGGCGAAAAACTGTAAATGGATGTAAAAGAAGCATACACAAAAACATTTATGATAGGTGCTAGTGAAACAGACCTATCCACAGAGTCTATTAAGAAAAACTATATGCTATGGTGGCAAAACACTAGAGCAAAAGGAGATAGTGGCTTAAGACTCACAAAAGATGGTTTCGTCTATGCTACTGATAGTGCAGATTTACAAACATATGAAATAAAATTTCCTAACGAAATTAAATTTACACCACAAGTATTTCTGTATTTGGACAATTTTATAGATTGTCCTTATTATGTTACAAAGAAACGCATTTATGTATTCTCTGAAAAAATGGGATTACAATTAATGATGTTCGCCGGTGACATAAAACAGTACGGCCTTGCCCGTGCTATGGCCAAAGAATTGGAGGATTAATAATGGCATATAAATTGAGCAGTCGAAGTTTGGGAAAACTCGAAGGGGTTGATTCTAAATTAGTAAAGGTAGTAGAAACTGCTATCAAACACACAAAAGTAGACTTTGGAGTTATACAAGGTTTACGAACAGTCGAAGAACAAAAAGAACTTGTAGCCAAAGGTGCATCACAAACTATGAAATCTAAACATCTAGATGGTTTAGCAGTTGACTTGATGGCATACATTGGTAGTAGAGGTTCTTGGGAACTAAATGTTTATGATGAAATAGCAGATGCTATGAAAATCGCGGCAAAAGAACATGAAGTTTCTGTTCGTTGGGGAGCGGCCTGGCATATAAACGACATGCGAGAGTGGGACGGAACTATGGAAGATGCTATGAATTCTTACATAGATCTTAGACGTTCACAAGGCAGAAGACCCTTTATCGATGCCCCCCATTTTGAATTAACGTAAAAAAGTTTCATTTTGGACAGTTTTTTGTAAAATAAGTGGTTTTTCCGCTTGACAAATCCTTTGTCTGTGTTATTATATATGTATAGTTAGAAAACAAAGGAGCATAGCAAATGGCACAACAAACTGAAGCAAGAACAGTTACACCAAATGAAGCGAAGGCGGCTGTTCAACACGCAATGAACAAAAAACGTCCTATCTTTATGTGGGGACCTCCAGGTATTGGAAAGTCCGACATTATGGGACAAATCACAAATTCAATGAAGAACGCATATTTAATTGACGTGCGTCTGTCATTATGGGAACCTACTGATGTAAAAGGTATGCCTTATTATAGTGCGAATGATAACACTATGAAATGGGCACCTCCTTCTGAACTTCCTGATGAAGAGTTTGCAAAACAATATGATACTATTGTATTGTTTTTAGATGAAATGAATTCGGCCGCACCGGCAGTACAGGCGGCGGCATATCAACTCGTGCTTAACCGTAAGGTAGGTACATATAAACTTCCTGATAACGTTGTTATTGTAGCGGCGGGTAACAGGGAAACCGATAAAGGTGTTACATACAGAATGCCTGCACCTTTGGCAAACAGATTTTTGCACTTGGAGTTGAGAGTAGATTTTGAAGATTGGTTGCTTTGGGCGACTGAGAATAAAGTACACCCAGATGTAGTGGGTTACTTGACTTTTGCAAAACAGGATCTTTATGATTTTGATCCTAAGTCAAGTTCAAGAGCATTCGCAACGCCACGTAGTTGGTCGTTTGTGAGCGAACTTCTCGACGATAACCTTGCTGAATCAACATTAACTGATTTGGTTGCTGGTTCCGTCGGCGAAGGGTTGGCAGTTAAGTTTTCCGCACACCGTAAGGTTGCATCACAACTGCCTAATCCAACTGACATACTTGCTGGCAAAGTTACTAGCATGGAAACTAAAGATATTTCCGCTATGTACTCTTTGACTGTTAGTATGTGTTACGAACTTCAAGAGGCGTTCAAACGCAAGGAGAAGGGTTGGAACAAGATGGCTGATAACTTCTTTGGTTTTATGATGGATAATTTTGAAACTGAATTAGTTGTAATGGGTACGCGAGTTGCTATCGCTACTTATAAACTGCCATTTTCGCCTAAAGACTTGAAAAACTTTGACCGTTTTCATAGTAAGTACGGCAAGTATGTTCAAGCCGCTATGGCATCCTAACTAACTATACTGAGGGGGTCTTCGGATCCCCTCTTTTTTTAGAGCAGGGAGGAAATAATGCTCAATTTCAATTTTCAATCAACCCCCCAAACGGTAATTAATATAGACAGGTGCTTTGATACTCCTGATTTGTTTAGTAAAGGTAACATGGGTCCAGATAAACTACATATCAAAAACTATATTGAGGACGGCTTTCAGCACGTTGCTGATGTTAAACAAAAAGAATATGGTCATTACAGTAATTGGGAACTATCAAATATTAACGAAGAACTTCTTTTTAGCGAACATAACAGTTGGGTCTATGTAATTGTTGAAGATGAACAAGTGGTTAAACTAGGAGAAACTGGACAACCACTAGGCGTCAAAGGAACAAGAACATATATGTTACAAGGCACCCAAAGTAGATTTGGTAGACTAATTAGTCACGGTGATGCACTTGCTAATGCTCGTGATACAGATAGTAGAATAAGATTTCATCTATGGGAATCTGCTATGCAAGGTAAAGTAAGTCTTTATGCTTTCAAATGTCCTAGTGAAACTATTACAACTAATGTTTTTGGTGTACAACATACCTTTGTTGCTCATACACACAAAACAGTTGAAAAAGCATATTTGACTAGTTTGAGTGCAAGTGGATGTTTACCAAAACTTAATAAAGCACGAATCTAACCAATTCAGTTGACAACACAATAAAAATAATTTAGAATATATACAGTTGCAAAGGAGTTTAAAATGCAAACTGTTGATTTGGCAGTATGGTTACAAAACAATGTCGACTGGAACAAATATGTTACTCTAGTTAAGACAATAGGAAGTGAACTGAACGAACGTAAATTACGTTTTGATAAAAGCGATTTATTAGAACGTTCATTAGAGTTGTTTAGTGACCAAAATCTAAAATACGTAAACAAAGAAGGTGTTGATCATATCGGACCTGAAGGTGTTACAATAGAAATGAAGTTTACAGACACTTGCTTGTTTACTCGTAAAACAAAGAAAAAGAAGAACTATGTTTCGGATTTACAATTAATGAACAGTAGAGGTTCTAGTGAAGGAAGAACACTTCCAGAATCTTATGCAGAATATCTTTTGATATGTGATACAGACAGTGTTGCAGTAATTTCCAAAACAGATCTTTTACCGTATGTGACTAGTGCCGGAGATGGACTTAAAACAACTAAATTACCATCAAATTTGATACAATATGTATTTGTTCCAGGCCAGTATAAACCACAAGATATAGCAGTTCAAAAATCATATTTAGAGTCCAAATTGGACATGCAGAACACATTTTTAGCACAATTTTAGTTGACAAATACCTTTTTGATGCTATACTTTAAATATAGTTAGGAGATAAACATGTCACAGAATACAACCGCAGTAGAGCAGAGCATGATGGAGGGTAAGATCTATGAGAAAGACCCTAACATCGATAGTAATAAAATACGTGAAAAATTAACAACGGCAAGAATTGCACTGTTAATTAGACAACCATTTTTTGGTAATCTTGCAACAAGATTGAAACTTGAAGATGCAACAGATTGGTGTGCAACTGCGGCCACAGATGGCAGACACTTTTTCTACAATGAAAATTTTATTAATGTGCTGAATCAAAAACAGACTGAGTTTTTGTTCGGACATGAAGTATTGCATTGTGTATATGATCACTTTACACGTAGGGGTGAACGTGATCCACAAATACATAACATCGCGGCAGACTATTGTGTAAATGGTGATTTGATTCGTCATAACATCGGAGAAGTAATTACACAGGTTAAGCCATTTCATGATCCAAAATATTATGGTTGGTCTTCAGAAGAAGTTTATGATGACATCTTCGGCAAGTATGATGACGAACAGTTAAAACAACTTGGTAAACTTCTTGACGAACACATCAATTGGGAAGAAGGCAAAGGACAAGGTCCTGCAGGTAAAACTAAAAAGTCTAAAAAAGGTAAAGGTAAACAACCAACATATAGCAAAGACGAACTTAAAAAGATACGTGACGAAATGAAAGAAGCAGTAGTTTCGGCGGCACAGGCGGCAGGTGTTGGTAACATTCCAAAAGGTGTTGCAAGAATCATTAAGGACTTGACTGATCCTAAAATGAACTGGCGTGAACTTTTAAATCAGCAGATTCAATCGATACTAAAAAGTAACTATACTTTTATGCGTCCATCACGTAAAGCATGGCACACAGGTGCAGTACTTCCTGGTATGGATTTTGATCAAACAATAGATATTGCTATTGCACTTGACATGAGTGGCTCAATCGGAAACACAGAAGCAAAAGACTTTTTAAGTGAAGTAAAAGGTATTTGTGATCAGTACGATGATTACAAAATTAAAATTTGGTGTTTTGATACAGAAGTATACAATGAGCAAGACTTTACACCAGATGCAGGAGAAAGTATTGAAGACTATGAACTTGCTGGTGGCGGAGGTACTGACTTTGATGCTAACTGGAGATATATGAAAGATAACAATATTGAACCTAAAAAACTTATTGTATTCACAGATGGTTACTCATACAACTGGGGTGACGAAAACTACTGTGACACAATATGGTTAATACATTCTGATAAATCAATTGAAGCACCACACGGTATCACTTGCCATTATGACACGGAGGCGGCATAGATGACATATTTAGAAATTATGATTGTTGCATTTGTGGTAAATGCAATTCATATTAAAGTAACTGGTCAACCTTGGATGATAGAAATTTCATGAGATTACTAATTGACGATCCTAATCCATTAAATGCTTTGGAAATTAGAGAATTAAATTTTATTCCTAAAAGTTGGGAAAAGGTTAATATTTCTAGTGAAGGTTGGAGAGCAGAAGAACTTGTAAACAATATTAGAAAATGGGTATACAATAATCTATCTGGTAGATTTGCAATTACATCAGATGTTAAAAGTGTTAACAACAAATTGGAAATAGTTTACCAAATCGGCTTTGAAACACCCGGAGAAAGCACTATGTTTAGTTTAGGTTGCTCACTTTTGCATGACCAGGAAGTTAGAATCATATAATTACAAGTGTTATAACAAACAAACTTATTAATAGGAGTTAACTCAAAATGACGACAGAAAATAACAAACCAGCGGCAAACACTGAAAGTCAAACTGCTCCTGCTCCAGAAGGCGTTCCACCAAAAAGTGGACCAGATCTTACTGTACAGGACTTACAGGCTTTAAAAGCAATTATCGATGTTGCAAGTCAACGCGGCGGTTTCCGTCCAGCAGAGATGGAAGTAGTTGGAAGAACTTACAACAGATTAGCAACTTTCTTAGATGCAATTACGCCTAAGGAAGAAGGAAAAGCAGACGGTACTGCACCAGCACCAGTAGGCGCACCGGCAGTTCCACCAGAAGCAACACCTGAACCTCTTGCACCACAGGCAGAGGCTCCAAAGGAGTAAATTATGGCTCAAGTAAAACACGTAGGTGTAATAGGACCACAAGACTCTAAAATCGTAATAGCATACAGAACTTTGCCAGGCGATAGTAGTAGTGCATTAGTGATTCCTACTGCATCTTTAAAACCTGCATATCACGACGAACTAATGAGTGTAGTTGACAGTGACACTGGACAACAATCATTTGAATTAGCAACCGTGTTAGCAGTAAAAAAGTTTAGTGATGGTACAAACATACTTCAAAGTTTACATGCAAAGGGACATTTACAAAAAGTTCCTACAACTGAAGTAACCGTTACTCCTACTACACAAAAGAATGAGAACATTAAATTAAATGAACTCAATAAAATAATAGCAGACCAAAGAGGTGTTACTGTTGACGAACTTGCAGTTACAGAAGATGGCACTCCAGGTAAAACTGAAGTTAAAACTGTTGCAACTGTAAAAGATGACAGTGTATTAAGCGATGAAGATCTTGCTAAAAAATATAGATCAGATGCAGATGCTCTATATAAAGAAGTGCAAGAACTTAGAAAAAAAGCAGACGAATTAGCACCTAAAACAACTGCTAAAAAAACTGCGAAAACGAATGCGTAATGACGCAGTCGCAGGGAAGAATCATCATAAGTGGTGATCCAACCGAACATCCAGAATGGGAAGGCGTACTAGACAATTTAAAAGTTGAAAGCCTTCCCATCAAGTACGTTTCCGAACTAATACTCAATTTAAACACAGACCCTAAGAAAAAAGTAATAATAGATGTACCTTCTATTGTAGCACAAAGTCCTAATCTTGATCAAGCGGCACAGAGGGTAAACAATATTATTAGAGAAAACACTCCAAATTTAATTACTATTGATTTCAAAGTAAATGTTGGTGGTGTGCAAAAACAAGTAGCAGAAATTAAAAATGCTTTTAACAAAAGAGTAAACAAAAAGTTCAAAGCCAACAACGCAGAAAGAAAGAGAAAAAAACGTGAGCAAAGAAAGTAACATTGTAAAATTAGTTTCCTATTCAAAACCAACACTTGAATATCTTACAGAAGGAATGAGCAATGATAATCTTTTAGATTTGGTTGCCTTTTGTGCAAGGGTAAGTAACCCGTCAAATCAAATGAATACTGAAACAAGTGAAAAACTTGTAAAGTATTTGATTAAACATCAACATTGGTCTCCATTAGAAATGGTAAATGCTTGTATGGAAATTAATACTACTAGAGATATAGCACATCAAATTGTAAGACATAGAAGTTTTGCTTTCCAAGAGTTTAGTCAACGATATGCTGATCCAAACGATCAAGGAGATTTGTTCGAATACAGTGAAGCAAGATTGCAGGACGAAAAGAACAGACAGAACAGCATAACAACTGAAGATAAAAAATTACAACAAGAATGGTTATGGGCACAGATGCGTATTGCCCATTTGGCAAAGAAGGAATATGACTGGGCAATTAAAAAAGGTATTGCTAAAGAACAGGCACGTAAAGTATTGCCAGAAGGACTTACAAAAACACGATTGTACATGAATGGAACACTAAGAAGTTGGATCCATTACATTGAACTTCGTGGTGCTAATGGCACACAAAAAGAACACATGGAAATTGCTCATGCCTGTGCAGAAGTAATTGCCAAAGTTTTTCCATTGGCAAAAGAACTAAATGTATGAAAGAAAAATTCATAAACGCCTACATGGACGTTGCAAAACGTTTCGCAAAATTATCTCATGCACAAAGACTTAATGTAGGAGCAATAGTGGTCAAGGATGACCGTATTATTTCTATTGGCTATAATGGTATGCCTAGTGGTTGGCCAAATCAATGCGAAGAAGCCAATGTCACTAAACCTGAAGTATTACATGCTGAATCAAATGCTATTGCCAAATTAGCAAAAAGCAACGAAAGTGGCGACGGAGCAGATATCTTTATTACCCATGCACCCTGTATGGAATGTGCCAAATTGATTTATCAAACAGGAATCAAACGTGTATTCTATGGAGAGGATTATCGCAGTTTGGATGGAATAAACTTCTTAATTGCGTCTAAAATAAACGTTATTAAAGTAGATACTATAACTGAAGCATAGATACTATAACACCGCTGTATGACGCTTAAAATACGTTTAAGACGCCTTTATATACGTACTTTATACTAATATTTCTACTAGTTTTGTTTCTGAAGATTGATTGGATTCTATTGCTTTTCCAATAATACAAATTGAATTTGGCATAGCACTATCTTTGGCTAAAGCAGTTCCTGTGCCCGGTTCTGTACCAGTAACAATTAAATCACCTTTGTTTACAGGACCTTGTATTTTGCATGGTACTCTACCACGCAGTGCCACAGCAACACCTTCGCTTGTACTATTCATTAGGTATGCAGGATCTGTTGAAATAACACCTGCAACCCTGTAATCACAAAAATTGCTTGTTACTGTAACTTCTTGCTCACCACCTAGTATTACTACTGTGCCTGGTTCGTAAACTTCATCACTTGTATACATTTCTGCCAAGTCAGCAAACTGAGCCGCTGTTGCAGTTCCTTCAAATTTACGTGCAAATATATCACCGTTGTTATCTCTTTGTGCAATGGTTCCTGAAACAGTAGATGTATTAGCAACTGCATTATTCAATGCTTGTGAATTAGTTGCAGTACCATTGACTATATTAACATTAATATCACCGTTTCCGTCTCTTGCAACAATAGTGTTGTTTACTAAAAGTGTTGCCGCCGCTCTTGCAGTACCACTATCTACAACAACTTTGTTAGCAATATCTGAAGTACCTGTAACTGTTGCGTTTAATGTTCCATTTACAGTTAAATTATTAAATGCACTTGTGCCTGTTGACGCAGTAACATTACCTGTTACGTTACCAGTTAAGTTTCCTGTTACATTACCTGTTACGTTACCTGTTACTGGACCAGCAATAGCACTTGCAACTAAATTGTCAAAGAATGCCGAACCCCATCTAACTGATGCTGTTCCTACTGATCCTGTTCCGTCACTGTTTGGAATAAATGTATTTCCACTAAACTTACCAACAATAGCACTTCCTGTACCTGTGTTAACACTAAAGTTTAGAATGTTACCAACTTGGTTAGTTAAGTTACCTTGATCTCCACCTGTAACATGTAATTTAATATCTTGTCCATTACCAACTGTTAAACCTTCGTCATTTAAAAATTTAACTAGATCTGCAAAACTTTGTAGTCCACTGTTTAGAACATATTGTGAAGCAGGAATGCCTCCAAGGTTATCTGCGTTTACTGCCGAACCATGATATCTAATACCCGGAATAGTAGAATCACTTGCAAGGTTAAAACCTTTTTTGATTGCACTGAAACCTGGAATAGGATTTCTATTACTGTCTAATGTAAATTCATCTTTTGCAGTAATGCCCATTACATCATCATTAACTGTAAATGTTAAAATAGTTCTGTCATTTGCACTAATATCTTTAACAACTTTTGAAGTTACTTGTGAAACACCTTCACCACCTGTTGATACTGGACCAACTAATATAAAATCTTCACCATTGTAAACGTATAACTGTTCACCATCAGTTTCCCACCAAAGATCTCCTCTTGCTAAACCTGTTGGTTGGTTGTTGCCAATTTCGGCACCACCTGCAATTCTAAATCTGTTACCATCATAAAACTTAATAACACGGTTAGCACTGTCATACCAAACTTGTCCTGCTTGTGGATTAGGTGGTTGATTAGCACCTGCGAAACTTTCTAAAAGATGTACAAAGTTTTCATTTATAATTTCACCAAAACCTGCGTAGTTTTTACCTACAAGTTTGATGTCAGTTGTATTATCAACTGTACCGTCTTGTATTACAGCAATTTGTTTTCCGTTGTATGTATTAATAATATATGGCATATTGATTCCTTATTACCAGTATTTACCTATTCTTCGCCCATACGCAGTTTCCTACTTAATTCGCTCATTTCTTTAGTTTGAACGTCATAAGCATCTGGGTTTGCTTTGTAACTGTCTAGTTTTGCTTTTGTTCTATCTCTTTGATCTTTGATCCATGCCATCATTTTCTGAAACTCAGGAGTGTTAGGCATATCACTTTTATTAATCATGTCAATCATAATGTTGAGTTGTTTGTGTATAGGATATTCTTCTTCAATTGTTAATCTTAATTCTTCTTTAACAATTTCTTCGTCAATAAATTTTTTAGTAGATTTAACATCTTTAATTTTAACTACTTTTCCATCTTCCCAGCCACCTAAAAATGTTTCAATAGTAGGATCATATTCAACAGTTTTTATGTTTACAGAATCTGGATCAATTCCAAATGTAGGTTGATCTGGTGGTAAGTGACCTAACATTACACCGTTAGTAGCATTGAACATCATTTTAAATTTTTCTTTTGCCATATCCTTATTCCCATATTAAACAAAGACTGTATTTGTTATCTTCGTTTTCCTTTATCTTAGTTACTTCATGCCATGTACTTATTGGCATTTCAAACATAGCACCTTTTTTCTCTTGTACTAAATGCTCTTTTTCTTCTTTATCCCAATATTTAAAATGAGGTTTGCCCTCTGTTAAAAATACAAGTTTAAATTTCCAATATCCTCCGGCACTGTCTTGATGTCTTATTAACCAATCGCCTGGTTGATATCTGTTAACAACAATTTGTGAACACCATTGTCTTTCATCTGGTATTGTTTTCCAAACTGTTTCAACTAATTCTTCTTCCATGTCTTTTTCATATAAACTAGCAAAACAACTTTCACCATATATAGTTGCATGTTTATCGGTACCACCGATACCTCTATTAGTAAACTTGTTATCTAATTCATGCTTTTCTACTAGTTCCATAATATCGTCTACATTTGTAATAAAATTTTCTTTAACTTCATACATTAAATTGAACCTTTGTAAATCCATGCAGATGAACTTGACACTGTTTCTCTATCAAAGTTATATACTGCTACCGTAGTTGCAAAACCTCCTAATGATATAGTGCCAGTCCATATTGATGATGCTCCTGCTCTTTTAAATGTAACATTACCTACTGGAATTTGCACAGTCAATTCGTTTGACGCAAAAGTTTCTACAATACCGTTACGCACTACAACCACTTTTGCACCTTGTACAGCATTGGTGCTAAATTCATTTGCCTGTTGTGCATTTAACGGATTAGTAAACACTGCCCAAGCATTCAATGTACTTGCTTGTAATTGACTTAGGAATGTACCTGCAACACTTGTTGTAACAACATTATCTGTTACTGTGGTAGTTTGTCCAGAAGCACTTAATTCAAATTCATATCCAACTGTTGGAGATTTTTTGTTAATCAAATCTGTAGTATTTGCAATCGTTGTTTTTACAGTACGACCACCAATATATCCAATTCCTCTTTGTGTTGTTGTACCCATTTTTTCATAAAATGCTGGTTGACCTCTGCCATCAACACCATGATCTGCAAAATAATAACTTCCTATAATTCTTGCTTTTGTTCCTTCTAAAAAATTCTCCGGTGGAGCAAGTCTTGTCAGTTGTTGTTTAACATCATTGGTATTCATGTCTTTTGTGTCTAAGAAGAACTGTATGTCTTGTCCTATCTTAGCAAACTTTGTATCTACATATTCTTTAATTGCACGTTCAGATACTAAATTGGTTGAATAATTTTGTAGGAACTGTCCATCATCTGAAAATCTTGTTATTTCATTTCCAACTGCATCTACAAATTTTTGTGATTTAACTTGTATTGCTGGAGCATTTTTTCCAATGTCTGCACCATCAATTACTGTTGCGTTTGTAATTGTTCCACCACGCATATCTGCGTTTGTAATTCTTGAGTCATTTACTGTTACTCTGTCAATTAACAAATCGCCTATATTAACATTTGGATCAGTTTGTGGAGATGTAATTGCACCTCTACCTATTCTACCTAAAGATAAATTTACATTAGTTGCCGTAAGTGCTTGATGTGTAGCACTTCCATTAAAAATTGAAGATCCTGTAAATGTATTTGTACCTGTTAATGTGTTACTTTGATTTGTGTAAACTCCATTATCTACAAAAGCGGCAACACCTTCAAATCTACCTTTACGTGTTCCTGCATTTGTAGGAATCAAAGGAGCAGTTGTAGTTGCATCTACGTCAACTACTGTTAATCCGTTTGTTGCTTGTGAGTTACCAACATTGATTGTGAATGATTTACCTGTGTCAGGATCAACAACTGTGTTACCTTGACTGTCTTGTAATTGACCTCTGTTGGCTCCTGTTGTAGTACCAACCATAGATCCTGATAAAGTTCCTATAAAGTTTGCATAAACATCATTCGCATATATGTTTCTATACTGTCTACTTGGTGAACCTAAACTTACTTCATTGTCTTGGAACGGTAGAACATTTTTTCCTTTAATGTAAATTACAGTTTTATCTGCACCACTTCCTGAGTATGCAACACCTAAGTTAAGTTGATCTTGAAATTCTGCAAATATACTAGGTTGATTTGAATTAATAACTTTTAATGAAAGTTCTAATGCATC